GACAGCTACTCCCGCTCCAAGGCCTGCACCCACAATAGCACCACCTACTACCGCACTACCAACAGCGGCAGATAATCCCATAGAAGCTGCAAGGGGGGCAGCAACGTAAGGTATAGCAACCATTGCAGCAATACCAATAGCGGTCTTAAGTCCTTTACTACTACCTTTATGTTGTGTGGGGGTAAGAGCCGTTGAAGACATTAACTCTGACTTCAAGCTGGGAACAACTACGATATCCATATTACATCTCCGTAAGGTCTAAGCGGACCATTTCATAAATCTTGTTAAAGCCGTACCGCTTAAGAATACGTGCCATTGCGGGGGAAGCAGAAGCCTGCATAGTACGGACACCATTCATATAGGCCCAGCTACATACGTGCTTCCAAAACTTGCTAGTTAGCAGGTCAAGCTCCCGTCCACCAAGAGCGGTAACGTTCATCACTGTGAACTGTGGGTATGCTTGTAGTTCTAAAATGAGTGCCAAAGCTACATCTGGCAGTTCACCTTCATCGTTCTTGGCAACAATGGCGTACATACGCCCTGCTTTAACACCTTCATAGATATCATCTATGGTCATCTCGCCGTGCATAGCGCTATCTACACAACGCTGAAGAATCGCAGAAGCCTGCGGCCAGTAGGTGTCCAACATCTCTACAGTAGATAATAGTATAGGCTCATACCCCTCAAGGGTATCGCGCTCTACAGTTGGTTCTACCAGTTTAAGCTTTTGTTGTGCCATCTTTACCAATCATCTTATCAAAGAAGTCAGTGCCTTTAGCAAGAACAACGTTTTCTGGAATTATATACTCACCTTTATGGGCATTAATTGCAACACTTCCGTCAGGGTTGCCACTTTGTAACGGTCCTCCACCCGTAACCATAGAAGCCTGTGGAGGCTGACTATCAGACTGAGGCACAGGTTGTCCACCTTGTGGTTGTCCACCCTGCATCTGAAGAGCTTTACCTGCCAGAACAAGCGAAAATACTAACCCTTGGTCGTACTCTGGGGGTATATCCTCCTCGTCACCTAGCCCCTGTTGGATAGCAAACTGTCGCAACTGAGGATACAACTGTGGGTTCTGAGCAGCAGCAATAGCAAGCTGTACAGCCATGTTAAGTTCTTGTGCGGTAAGTTCTCCAGCTTGCATAAGCTGTTCTATATTAGCTTTAATTTTTAAAATTGCTTGTGGGTTGTTCTGCATCAAACGTTGCATCTCAGCTTCCATCTGTTGCATAGAGACCGGTTGTCCTTGCGGAGCGCCTTGGGGCATAAGCCCTGCAACTTGTTGTGGTCCACCGGGCTGCACCATGCCTCCCTGCTGGTAAGAAGGGCTTTCTTGAAACGCCATCGAGGGGGGCATTGCCCCGGGTTGTGGTACACCTTGTTGTAGAGCACCAATAGTAGCCGGATCAGCTATGTTATACATAGGATCAGTAGCAAGCCTAATAAGCTCTTCAGTGCTATCTTCGCCGTATCCAATTCCCTCGCGCATATTAAACTCCTGTTAAGTTACGTATTAGCAAGTCAAGTGCCTGTCGAGTACGAAACACATCATTAGCTAATATCTGTACATCATTACGTAGAAGATCGACTGTAACTGCGCTTGCAGCAGAGGCAACGTCAGCGGGCGCGGCAGTATTACTTGTGTTAACTGCACCCATTTCTTGTTCCCCAACTTGCTCAACAGTGAGATCACCACGGGCAAGAGCCATACTAGCGAGGTCTGGTTCTCCGCGTGTGCCTGTAAGCAGCTCAATGTTTTCTTTAATCGCGCTAAGCAATATAGACTGTGCAACGATCTCTGTACTTGGAACTTCTGGAGTAGCTACGTATCGTTTAGCCATTATGCTTTTCTTAACCCATCTGGAGTTTCACCGAGGTGAATAGACCTAACCCGCGCTGCACTAGCAACTGACACCTCGAAAGTATCAGATTTATAACCTGAAGGACAGCGGAATATACTATCGTTAGTTATAGTTTGTGTATACACAAGAGACCTGTTTTGGAATAGTTTAAATACAACTGAGTAGGCACTGGGAACAGTTCGTATAGACCTAACTAGTGCGCTAAGTCCTGATGGCCCGTTAACTATACCTGTATTGAAACCGCCAAAGTTATTAACCTCTACAGTGTCAGTGCCTGCGTAGTCAGTCGGTCCGTTCACTGTCCCTAGCTGCTCACTCTCTGCCCAGATCGCAGTGTTATAGGCTGGAACACCAGTGTTATAGGTTGAGTAAGCGGCTGCATCTTCAGTGGTAACTGTGTAGTCAGCTATAATACGGGCTGCGCCTAGATTAAGGTAGTCTTTAGTAACAATAGTTTTAGACTTCCACTCCATTGGACGCAACGGGGATGTTGTGCTGCCCCACTGTGTAATACTTCCTAACGTATCGCTTGAAGTGTAAAGTGCGTTGTCTGATACATCGGTCCATGCGCTGTTAAATTGATGTCCTGTAGTAACGTAGTATCCGCCGATCTCTTCATTTCGCTCAAACAGAAACGATCCTGTGCTGTGCGACCCAAAATACTTATCATTATAAAAATGTCCTACAATAGTAGTAGGGTCAATATCATTATCCCATGTATCCCAATCGTGAATATACTTAGTTGCTAAAGCTATACCCGCAGGAGACCAGAGAGCTAGACCGCCATACGTAGCAAACAACACACCGTAGCCCATGTTAACCACAGACCTTTTAGATAGGCATGGGTAAGGGGTGTCAATACGTGAGACACTTAGTGTCAACGGATCGTTGCCGGATACACGGAATGCGTATGTATCGGTAAGCACAATTAGATAACCACCAACAACTTCAAGAGCTACAATCTCATGCTCAAACGTTACGCGGTACTTTATCGGCCAAGCCCACGGTTTGTTTGGCTCAGCAAAGCACAACTGGTTGTCAAAGAACCCAGCGACCATGTTATTTTGTGCAAGAGTTAATCCAATCATTGCCGCTGCGGGGGGATCAAAGTCATCAGTAAGTAGTATATCTACTAGATTTAGGTGGTCAAAGTTATCTGTAAAGCTATCGTTAGTTATTACACCTGCAGTGTCTGCTGTACTACCTTCATCACTTCCAGTATTAGTGTATGTAAAGGCTGTAGTAGATGTTACTGTAATTGTTACGTTAGCAGCGTTATACCCAGTGCCGCCGACGCTAGCGATAGTAACAACCTGATTACTTATAAGCCCGTGTGCGGCTGCAGTAGTAAGAGTTGCTACGTTAGAGGATCGTGAACGATGAGTTGTTTTAATACTGTCATCACCATAATACCGCGAAGCGTAAATAGGAAGCTCAGCAACATCATGGTATAATCGGCCTGTTGTATCAGCTTTAGAAGATATGTTAGCGTTAGTAACAGCGTAGCTAAAAGCCGTGTCGCTAACAACAACGGTTACTATACCATCAATAATATTGAACACGGTGTCGGTGCATTTTTGTAGCTTAAACCTATCCCCTACAAGAAACCCGTGATGCGTAGCCATAGTAACTGTAGCTACGTTAGATGTAAGAGCCACAGTAGCAGTAGCTTGTGGAAACCATAAATCAGACAGGTGGTAGAACTCTGTGCCAGAAGCAGAAGCTAAAGTACGGTACAACTTTATACCTGTAATAAAATTATCCCCAGATGGAGCAGCAGTAGGTAGCCCACTAATAGTGGATTGCTGACCTTCCTTAACAAAAAGAGTATCAGACGGGGGAGCACCAATACTTTCCTCACCCCAAGGGGTAAACCAAGTGTAAGTATAATCACGAGTTATCGTGCCACCAGCTAGATCAATAACACCGTCAGTGTTTGATGTTTCACTCGCTGCAGCGCCTGCGCTGTAATACTCAAACGTTGTGGAACTTGTTACAGTAATCCTTGTGTTCGTAACATTAAAGGTTATGGGGACAGTGCCGCTAAAACCACGGACTGTAACAATGTTCCCGTTACTTAGTCCGTGTGCAGCGGCTGTAGTTATAATGGCTGTATTACCTGAGTCACGTTGGTATTTAGCAGAAGTAGGCGACACGAAGGATGCCGCAGCGGATGTAGGAGTTACAGTAGGTAGCGGCAACCCAAGGTCGTAATAACTATCAGACGCCCCGGGATAAGGCTCATTGCCTGTCGTAGCTAAGCTGTATGTAGATACTTTAGCAGCCCCATCCCCTGAATAATAAAACCGTTGATCGTTATCAGAGGAATCAGAAAGCGTAATAACGTCCACATCGGTAGTCCATGTCAACCAGTCAATCGCGCTAGTAGGGGTTGCCCGCATACCATGAAGAGCCTGCAGCGTACCTAAGCGCGGTACACTCTCAATATCTTTAGGCTCGCTATAGGGAAGTAAGTCTCCAGAGTATAGCTGTAAGTTGTGCGCAGTCTGTGCTGCGCCGTCAGGAAGAAGTTCTGACGAAATCTTAGGGGCCATACCTACAAACTTTTGTAACTTAATTGCAGCCATTATTTTTTCCCGTTAATCTTATGGTCTAACATTCTATCGTCACCTACAACGCGGCGCAATTCATGGTTACTAATTTTAGAAGACGGTATGTAC